TTCTTGCCTTGATACACAGCCATGCCGTAATTGTACTACAGAATTCCAGTCACAACCTGCGAAGAATGGTCTGCTTTCTTCTCGATGTTTGCTGCGCCGTCAATTTGTGATGGCTGCAAACCATCCTGTTTCAGACGTTTGTAAGCATCCATATCCTTTGACCACTGCCGTTCCGTAGCCTCGATCCGGTTATTGTCGTGTTTTCTGGACGGCATCGAGGACGCTGAGAACGAAACCCCTGCAATCCTGCAACCGAAACAACCTTCGACATCAAGCGTTGGGTGTACTTCACGATGTTTCATAACTACGAAATATAGTCGCCGTATCCTGCCGCAGTAAGACTTGTTGCTTCGCCAGCGGATACTTCGTGTTCGTGACCACCGTGATAGGTGATGGCGACTGTCGACATATCTGACGGTTCGTTCTCAACGTAGGTGCCGTCGTTAAGTTTGTATACGTTGCGTCCACGAGGGTTTGGCCGGTAATGACGAAGAAAGTTGTACGCCAACCGTTGATCTTCTGTCCACGGGATATCCACATCGAAATCTGAGAAGTGGTGAAGTAGGTCTGTTGGTGGAATAAATGTTGCCATTAGGTCACCTCGTATCCTGCGGATACTAGATCAGTTTTTTCTTCTGCGGTCACGAAGTTGTTGTGGCCTCCGAAATAGATTTTGGAGACAAGGTTGTCGTCGCGTGGGTCGATCGATGTAAATGTTCCGTCTGTAAGTTTGTACAAGTTAAGTCTACGTTTGCCGGGTTCCATAAATGAGAACAGTCGTCCTGCGGGTGTCTGGTCATAGTAGCTGGATTGCGGATAGTCGGCTTCTGCTGGTGGCCGGAAGATAAGACTCTTGGTAAAGCTCGCTGCGATGTCTGCTCCGGTGCCTGTTCCGGTGCCTGCACGTTTGGCTACTTTGGCTCCGACTGCTGTTTGGGTTCCTGTGCCTGTGCCGGTGGCTGTGCGAGGGACAATACGAAGTTCTGTTGATGCTGATGTGCCGTCGCCTGACCCGGTGGCGGTACGCAAATGTTTGTGCAGGCCGGTAGCGCTTGATGTGCCGTCGCCCGAACCTGTCGCTGCCCGCAGATGTTTATGTAGCCCGGTAGCGCTTGATGTGCCTGCACCTGAGCCGGTTGCTGTGCGGATTTGGGTGTGGAGTCCTGTGGCGGTGTCGCCTGTGGTTGCCCCGCCTGATCCTGTGGCTGTCCGTAGTTGTTTGTGGACGATTGCGTTGAGCGATGTGCCTGTACCGGACCCTGTAGCGGTACGCAGGTGTTTATGTAGCCCAGTAGCCGTTTGTGTTCCTGCTCCCGAACCTGTTGCGGTACGACTTTCAACGGTAAAACTGTTGCCGGTTGCTGACGAGCCACCTGTACCTGATCCCGTGGCGGTGCGGGAAATAACTGCCGCTCCGTTGTAGGTGAGGGTCGCAGCATTATAGGTAAACCCGCTGTCGTTGTACTGGCGGGCCATCAGTTATTCCTCAGCAGGTTCTTCTTCAGGTATCTGTTCCTGTAACATGCGGATCTGAACAGCCTGAGCACAAATCGTTAACTCTTTAGGGAACTGCCGTTCGACCTCTGCAATTAGTTCCATAGGGTCAATGTTCACGCTGTCTCCAATGCTGATAGCCGTGCATCTATTTCTTGCAACGCTTTAACGATAACAGCACTCATAGCAAGACCATCAACCGCAGTGTTCGCCCCAGTATGTCGATCAATGTTTGTGACTTGCGGGATGACTTCGCCCAAATCCTCTGCAACAAACCCGATTGTTCCACGTTCCCAGTTCAAATAATAGTTACACGGATCTTCAGGTGATTGGTCACAATCAACACCACAAACATGGCCGTCGTCATGGTCAGGGTCGTCAGGGAATGTTTCGTTAGCAGTGCAGTACCGTTGTTTATCCCAACGGTATGACACAACTTCTACGTCGTTCAGCAAACTCATTGTGGTTTGATATTCGGGGTTAACCATTGAGCCTGCTGAAACTGGGGTGGGTGGTGTCCACGGCGCAATGTCTTGCTTTTCATCCCGTGATGATTGGTTTGAGATGACAGCGGCCAGCGTCCAGTAAGCGGAGTCGTTGTGGTTGCGGACGTACCAGATGCCTGCGGCGGGTCGGAGTTGGCCTGTGTTGCTGTCCGACGACCCCCAACGGGCGGCAAAACCCGAGTCGTATGTCGTTTCTATTCGGACGGGCTGGAGACTCCAATCGTTCGACGAGGAAGAGGTGTAGCGGAAGATGGCTCGACCGTCAAGGTATGTCGTTCTGTTGAAGTCGATAGCGGAAGACCCGAACGTCGCGGCCGTACTATTTCCAGTCGTGATTCCGATTTCGTTCGTGTTGCTTCGATATATGCCTGTGTCACCATCGCTGGAAAAGGTGAACGACGGGTCTGCCGCTGTGCCATTGCTGACCTGAATCTCATTGTCAATGTTGATGACTGACCCGTAAAGGTAATGAACCCTCAGACTGCTGGAGCCGATGTCGTAGGCTTTGTCGGCGTACGGACGAAGATCACCGCCACTGTCGATGTACCAACGGTAGGAGCCGTTCGTCATGAAGAAGATTCGGTTTGACGACTCTTGGAACAGGATGCGTTCGTTGGAGTCGTTACCCACGAAGAAGTTGCTGTTTGACGTTCCAGTCAAATCTCCGTCAAGGGTGAGAGTGCCAGTGAAACGGCCTGTGCCGTTTACATCCAACTTGTATGACGGCGTATCGTCACCAATTCCGACATTGCCAGAATCCTTGATAATCATTTTGGTGTTGCCGTCAGTCTGAAACACCATGTTTGTTGAAGCAACTTCGTTGTTGATATCAGCCCCAATAATCAACGACCCGACAGTTGAACTAGCACTGATTTTTGAATCGGCATTCGTATCCGTGTCAGTGAAATAGATTTCTGGGCTGGAACCGTTGATCTGAATGTCGCCTGCAACTGTAAGTTTCTTGCTGGGAGCGGTCGTTCCGATACCGACGAGGCCCGCCGAATCGATCGCTATACGAGTGCTGTTGTTGTAGCCCCGTAACAGCAACGCATCAGCAGAAGTGTCATAACCGATACCGCCACGGACAGCATCAACCTGATCGCCGAAATAGATGAACGGGTCGCTACTGTCAGTTGACTGTAAGCGAATCTCAGGGTTAGATGCACCCTTAATATCTAACTCTGCGCTAATGCCACCGCCGACACCCAGACGACCAGAAACTTGCACATCTCCTACCACGTCTAGTTCTTCAGCAGGTGTAGTTGTGCCGATACCGACACGCTCATTCGCATCATCGATATGCAACGGCGCACCATCCAACAACGCCAACTCAATAGCCTCAACCGCATCATTCACATTCGTATGCTGACCCGCATGGTCAGGCGAATCCAGCGTGTCACTGGACGTAGGATTAGTAAACGAATCCTGAGAACCCGGAAAGTTAGTCGCCATCAGTCAAGCGTGATCGTTAGGCTGGTGATTTGGAACGTGTCGCCAGCCGTCAAAGCAGCCGACGAAGCCAACGCCCCAGACCACAAAGCGTTACCGCTAGACGCAGCATCCCACAACGACCAATGCGTCACAGTCTCAGTAGTAGACACATTCGTCCACTCCACCGTCCCAGACGAAGCCATCGAACCAGACGAAGCCGCAGAAAACGCCACAACCTTACGAGTCGTTTCAGTAGCCGCATTAGCAGTCGCATCCTCACCGGGATCACCAGTATGCAACTTCAAGTAAGCGTTAGAAACCGAAAACGATGTACCACGAATCGTGTCCAGCAACTTGTTTTCAGCGTAATTAGAAATACTCATGTCTACTCCCAGTAGTTGTCCCTAAATAATAGCACCTTAGAAACAGCGAAGCCCCCCGCCGAAGCAGGGGGCAACGCATTAAGGGGTTATCCAGATCAGGAGTTAGCGCCGATGCTGGACGATGACTCGACACGGCGAAGCGAAGCCTCACGGAATCGGCCATAGCCACCGAGCCAGTACCAACCAATTGGCCGGAAACGCTCAAGGCTGTCTGTGATTGGACCACGAACGATCTTCGGAAGAGGACCGTTGCCGTCTGTAATCGAGTGCGCCTTAGCGAGAGCCTGACGGCCCATAACCAGCGTGCCGTACACATCGATGGTTCCGGCTGAACCTGAACCGTTTGATGCGTTAGCAAACAATGGTGCTCGTGCTGACTCAACGAAACGAATGCCTTCAAAGGCACCAATCTCACCGTTGTAGATCATGTCGGTATCGACATAAACGTGCGGGTCACGCCATGCAGCTGCACCGGTTTCTGAACGGAGGTCATAGGAAACATCGGGGTGGATGTAACCCATGTACATTCCGTTGAACGTCGGCACGTTTGCGCTACGAAGTTCGGCGGTAACCCTACGGAGGTCGTCGGCAGCGATCTCGTCTTCAACTGCAACAGTGGTGCGTGAAGTCGGGGTCGATGAACCGCCGGTTCCGAAGTTAACGTTGGTGCCTGCTTCGAGGACGGTCTTGACAACCGTGTCGATTGACGAACCGGCGTTGTAACCGATGACGTTCGCTGCAACCGTGTCAACGTCGAGGAACGAGGTTCCACGCAGTTTTGCGGTCGTTGAAACGGCGTTACCGTATTCAGCGAGAGTCACCGACACCTGACTGTCGCTCATCGCAACAGCGGTAACGTCGGAAGTTTCGGTCAGGGTTGAGGTTGCTTCAGCGAGATCGTTGAAGATGGTGAACGCCACTGAGGTACCAGGCATTGCCTGTTGTACCGGCTGAACGTCTGCTACTGCGTCAAAGAGCAGCTCTGAACGGAGTGCGAAATACGCAAGCCGATCAAATGCCGCCTGATCGACGGATACTGATGATTGTTGGGTAAATGCCATGAGGGATCAATTCCTTCCGGGAAAAGAAGCCCCCTAGAATTAGAGGACTTCGGATTGTGCTTGGGCTTCGGCCAGCAACTTTTCGACTTCCGCTTGTGACCTTGCTTGCGAAATGCGTGTAACGAAATCGACTTGTGGTTCTGTTTCGGAACCAGCCGCAATATCGTTAGTGCGGTTCCACGTTCCGGCTTCTTGCTTGATGCTTTCGGCCTGCGTGTCTTTCAGAAGTCCTGCCTCGATACCTGCTTCACGGATAGCGTCAGCGGTCAGATCGCCGTCGTATGCTTTCAGGAAGTATTTGGAAATCGGCAACTCAGGGTCAATACCTGCTTTGACGAACGCCAACTCCCGTGCGGCACTTGAGGCTGCTTCGGCTTGCGCTCTCAGTTCAGCGTTTTCAGCTTCCAGCAGTTTGTTCCGATCGCGTAACGGGTTTCTGCCTTCTTGCTCTTCATCGAAGTCGCTGTCCATATGTACACTCCTTTGCCCAATCACCACCCGGAGGCAGATGGCGACGCTGCTATGTCTCCCTTATCGGGGTTCCTGCCCACGGTGGGCATCGGGACAACTATAGCACGTTATTGGAGTCCGGTGAGTTCCGCGCCTTGACCAGCGAAACGACCGCCCTGTTCGAACGCCGCTTGACGGCGACGGGTGCGTTGACGTAGTCGTTGTTGTGCGGCAGCTGATGTGCCGAATACTGCACTAATTTGTTCTTGTTGATCGAATGCTTGTTCGCCTGCTTGGGCTTCTTGCGTGGTCACACCAAAAATTTCTTGACCTGTTTCGATTGCTTGGAAACCTGCCTGTGCTTGCTGTTGGCTGACACCACGGCGGGCAAGTTCTTCTGCGGTTCCGGCACCGATGCCCATGCCGGACTGTGCAGCTGCGCCTGCAATTTGTGCAGCTCGAGCTTGTGTTTCGAGCACGGGGCGTGAACGTTCGGGGTCGAGGAAGTATGCGGCGAGGCCACCGTCGTCGATGTTGTAGAGGCGACGCATTTCGTCGAGCACTACAGGGTCTGCGTTGGCGACTGCTTCGTATGCGTTTTGTACTCGGCCTGCGACTTCTTCGGGTGACACATCGTTGCTGATGAGCCGGTCGGTTAGCTCTTTGTCGGTGAACATTTGTGTAGGTAGTCCGCTGTTGCGAAACAGTGACCTGTAACGGTTTTCTTGTGACAGGTACTCTGCTTCTGACAGTGTGTTTAGTCCTGCTCGTCGGCGGGCTTCGTTACCTGAGAACCGTTCTTTGTATTGTTCGGTTTCACGGATGCGTCCAACGAGGATGTTTTGGTCGAGGATGTCTTCGTCAAACACCATGTTGTTAACGAACGTTGTTAACGATTCGAGCCCGTAAAGACGGAGTGTGTCTTCGATGATTTGGTTTGAAGACCGGCGATCTTCGTCTGCGATTAGCTCTGCCATGCCGCCGAAGTTTTCTGTCATGCTCATTAGACTCTCCCAAACATATTGGCAATTTTGTTACTGACCTCGTATGCCCTGGAGCGGGCTTGAGTCGTGTTTTGGTAACCCAACGTTTCTGTTTTACGCAGGTAGTCGCCCCATTCACCCATGTTCATTAAGCGTTGCTCACCTGTTTTGGGGTCTGGAGCGTAAGTAATTGCTTGCACGAATTCTGGGCTTGACATATCGATAGCGTTTGAGTCGCGTTCCAGAATGTTGGCCGCAATGGTTTTGTAGCCTGACGTTACGTCTTCGAACGTGCGTCCTGCATCGAATTGTTCTGCCAGTGACGGGTACAAAGATTTGCCGATTGTCATTGCGTAGTCTTGGAATGAGCCGAGGGTTTCTTCACCGACAGCAAGTTTGTTGATGAACGAGTTAAACGTTGTTCCTGCAAGGCTTACGCCGTACTGGTTGGCAAGGTTGCGTACTTGTTGGCCGTAATAGCCTTCTCGTAGCTGTGTGGTGCCTTCCATGCCGCCTTCGACAGCGGTCATACCAATAGCATTGGTTACGCGTTGCGCTCCCCAACCTAATCGTTGGGATTTGAGAGCGAGCTCTTGCAGTTTTTCGCTTGACAAACGGATACCGAGATTAAGAGCTTGTTGTTGGATGTCTGCGGCTGCTTCGTCGACGCGACGTTGGTAGCTGGCTGGGTCAAGTCCTGAAGCGAGATCCCATT